ACTTTTCAACAACAGTATCTGTTGCTGCTGCTTCAACGACTGCAGGAGTTTCTACTTCTGCTGGCTGTGCCTCTGGAGTAATTTCAACATTTTCAACTACAGCATCTAATACTGCTTCTGTTGCTTCTGTCATTTTATTTACCTCCTTGGTAATCTTAATTGTACTAATGCCTTTAGCACTATCAACTAAGAACTTTATCATGTTTGCTTTTTCGTCATCACTTTTTTCTACAAAACCAATATTTTCCATGTTCTTACCACTTACTGGGCTTTCTGCTGTTTCTGAGTCAGACACTAATACAATACCGTTTTCAGAATCGTAAAAAACATTTTCAATTACTGCATCTACTGATGCTCCAGAAATAACATTCTGTCCATTAACCTTTTCAACAGAGATAATGCTTGCAAATTGGTTTGCTGGGCTATCTACAAGAGATAGTTCATAAAGATCATAATCCTTGATAATACGAATTGCCTTGTCCATGTCTGCATTATATGCATCATCCCAAGACTTAATGTTGCCACCAATAGAAAAACCACTATATGTGCCGTCTAGGACTTTCTCCCAAGCATCTTGTGCACCCTTTGATACGTATGCAGATACATAAACTCCGCTATAAAACTTCTTTGAATTAGGGTCAAAATACTTATCTTCTTTAAATGAAACAATCTTTCCTACCGCTGATGGCTGGTGCATTTCTCTTAGATTACCACGGAAATTTTTAAATGCCTGAAGACTTGCCTCAGTTGTAACAATATCATCTTGCTTATCAATATTGTCAAGAGTTGCAAAGCCAGAAACCATTCGGCGTTCTACATCCACCTTGCCAATAGGCATTGACAGACGGACGCTATCCTTGTCTGTTGTCCAGTGTGCTTTATTGATTAACATATCGTTATCCATTATACCAAATGTTTTAAGAGATTTCTCAATTATTGAGACGCTCTTCCCTCTCCTTGTGGATTGCGCCCATCAAGAGTTGCTTCACCATCTGATTGACTGTTTGTTCTTTCTGCATCTCTTTGACGATTACCAGCAAGGTTTGCTCTAGCATCTGTTGCCTGTCTTGGAGTCATCACAAATGGAGTATCTCCATCTTTTCTCTGTGGCAAATCAAGTGCTGTGCGAGCCTCATTTGGAGTCATAACCTGAGTCTTAACGTATCTTTCAAGAATCTGAGACTGTGCAATCTCATCAGTAAGAGTTAGTTCATTAAACTTAAGTTCAAGAACATCTGTTTTTTCCTTAATAATCTTGTTGACTACCTTCTCAAGATGATGTTGGGCAGGTCGTGAAACTTGCTCCTTAAATGTTCTATCTTGAGAAAGTGCTGCTGCAAGTCCAGACTCTGATCCACCTAGTTTTGAAATAGGTACTTGGTGAGCGATTAAAATGTCATCACGATTCTGCTTACGATACTCTTTGAATGATCCATCTTGGATACCGTTTTCAATTGGCTCCATCTTAAACTCAACCTTGTTTTGATCTGTATCTCCAGGAAGTGGAATATATAGCGTTCTGTGAGACTGAGACTTTAGCCCAGTCTGAAGGAATCTAAACATCTTATCTTCAGCATCGCCAGATAGTTTTGCACCCTTTAGGGTAATAATATATCTTGGCACAGCCTTGTTTTCAAAGTAGTCAATATTATATCTTGATGCAAGTTGATCTCCAATTAAAGATGGCATTGCAGAAACAATGTCTGGAATACCGTAGTACGTATTTAATGGAGAGTAAGATTTGATATGAATAATTTCATTTGCACGGCTATCTGCTGTTACTGGGTTTGGATTGTTTGCACCAAAATTTCTAAAATAAACAACAGCCTGACCAATAATTTGAAGGTAGCCATCATTAAGTCTACGAACACGAACAGTGGTTGCTGGGATGTGTCCAATGTAACCAATCTCGCCCTTGATTGTTCTTCCAACTTCAATAAATCCATTTCCAGTTGCTTCAACATCTGTGTAAACCTTTTCCATGATCTTTGTAAAACTATCATCGTCATTAAGGTTTTCTAGCCAGTCACGTAATTCAATCTTGGCTCTTTCAATTCTATTTCTTGCTCTTTCAGTTGCTGATTCATCTTCTGACATTTCTAGTCTAAGTGCAGTTCTATCTGCAATGTCAAAACGATATCCAAGACCTACAATATTTTCTACCTTTGCATCAATTGCAGCGTGGTTAGCAAAAGAGGTATCGTAAAAGTTTGCAAGTTCATACATGTTATATGGTGGTGTGATTACATCAAATAGACCGTATCCATTTCTATATACCGTTCCAGGATTAAGAGCCTTTGATCCAGCATCTACTCCAGACGGAACTGCATTTGCAGAATCTAGGTATGCTTCAGTTGGTGTGATTGCTTTGCTTACTTGTCTTGCTACACGACGACGAAAGTTTTGATCTAATCCAGAATATTTCTGTAACTCTTCCCAGTTTTTATTAAATGGGTCGCTTGCTTTAAATTGACTCTCTTCTTGTTCTTGAGTGTTTAGGCTTGCTCTTACATACTGGAAGTTATCATCATCATCAGTCACTTTCGTACGCATCCCTTCCGTGTGTGTTTAATGTTTTCTGTGCATCGGCAATTGCGCCTAAGTCATTAACATTTGGAATTAACCCTTGTCTCATTCTATCTTTTTGTTCTGAATATTCTTCTTCTGATATTCTGGTTAGTCCAGGAACAAAATGGGCTGTGCCTTCTCCGTCGTCACCATTAAATATTGCAGCCCTTTTAAGTTCTGCAATCTTTGAGATGTCACCTTTTTGAGCGGGAATGTTTAATACCGAACCAGTTCCGTCAGTAAACCACTTTCCGTTTGACTTCTTGTATACGTAGAGACCCCAGTCATAATGCTTATCAATGACCTTACGTCGTACATTTTCAACAATTGGTTTGCCAGTTTTTGGGCTAAATAAAGAATCCATAACCACAAGTATACCAGATTACACTGGCGAGCCTACAGATATTGACCAAGTGGTGTCATTGTATATTTTCATTTTATCTGCATCAAAAATCATTCCTTCTTCATCATCAATGATAATCTTATTAGTTCCAATGTAGGTTTTATATACGTCTTGAGCGTTAACTCCATATAGCGCTGAGGCAGAAATAACTAGAACTCCTTCCCAAGTATAGTTATTTAGCCAGAAAGACCAATTCCTTGCTGTAACTCCTTCTTGCTTTACCTTGAGCCATGGTCTATTAATCTTAGACTGCAATTGCTGAAGATTATTTGCCTGATAATATGCAACATTATTAAATAATGCTGGACTATTTAGATTAATTGATCCTATAAATAGATCAAAATTTACTGCTTCTGCAAAATTAATGCCTAGTGCTGACCATTCTTTAATTGTTAACACTGGCTCTCTTACAAGTGTTCCATTAAAATAGTATGATATTCCCTGAAAATCTGAGTTATCTGATTTATTTTTAGCATAAACCCTGCCACGCTGACCTGTTTCATCGTTGGCTACAACAAAGAAAGCAATCGTATCTGCCTTATGTCTTATTTCAAACAAAGGAATTGGTGTTGCTGTAAATGATTCTTGATCATACCTTATCCAAGACTGCATTGCGCTTACTCTATAGTTTTCTGCAAGAGATTGATTAATTGGTATAGAAATTCCACGATCAAAGTTTGAATCAAAGTCTCCACGAACTTGTATTCCAGATGTTCTATTCATATATAGATATGGTGTGCTTCCCTTATAAATACTAAATGGGTTCTTTGATTTATAATCAAAATATAAGCCAGAGCGCTTGTACGGGAAAAGGTCTGTTCCAAAACGAGTTCCAATAGGGTTAAATGAGTTATCATTTAGTGCCTGAGATGCAAGTTCAAGTTTTCTTAGCAAAACTGGCTTTGTTAGTATTCCACGAATGTTGAAGTCAAGATGATAAACAATTGCTAAACTATTAAAATCAACATCTTTTCTTGGATAAATTATTGTGTTATCAACAACTTCAAATTTTGTAGTTGACCAAGAAGAATATTCTGAAACATCAACTATAGCATTTTCTTTTGCAGGAATAGTTGTTGTAAAGTTATCTTGTGATAAGTTTGCTCCATCAGCAATGTATTGAAAAGTAACATAACTTCTAACTGCTGCATTTTGAGTATTATACTCATAATACTTTAAAGCCTTTTCTTTAAGGTCTTGATAGTTATTCCAACCAGTAAGCAAAGAGTTATCTAATTGCTGATATGTTCTTTGTGTTGGCAAAGAATATGAACTAGCCAATTCTTCATATGTCCAAGATCCAGTTGTCTCTGCCTCAAGCAGGCTTGATGGTGATGGATATCCAATATTAAACTGTAAAAAATCTAGGTCGTAAAAAGAATTTCCTACATCATTTTGAACAAACTGTGCAAAATAAGATAGTGGCATATAGTCTTCCCAGTATCCTGAAACACCAATATCTAAGAATAAACTGCCATAAGCATATGTTGGCAAAAGTGTATAACTTGCTGTGTGTGACAATAATGCTAAGGCATTTTCAGATGACTCAACTCCGCTTCCGCTATAGGTGTCAATAATTGCAATTCCACTTTCATCAAAATAATTAGATATTAAACTTGAGTTTAACTCTGTTGAAAATCCAACAGAAAAGATATATCCCTTAAAGGTTTTAGACCCAGAGTTATCGCCACCAACATAAAGGCTTAGAGAGTTTTGATTACCAAAGAATGTTGCAAGGTTTCCACCAAACGTATTTACGAGTGTTTGAATATTAATTCCAGCAGCAAAAAGTTCTTCTACTTCAAACTCATCTGTGCGATATATTTCTTGAAATATTCCTGAGTAATATAAGGAGTATACAATTTCTAAACCATCTACGTTAATAGAAAAGTAATTTCCTGTGCTTTGATTATATATCTTAAACAATACTTCTTCTGTTTCGTCTGTTCCACTACCCTGATTATTTACCTGAAATACTCCATACAAAGATGCAACCTGTGAGTTTAAAATATTAAAGTTTCCAAAGTTAATGTATGCCCCATCATTATTCCAAGTTGAGTCTGGATTTAATGATATAAAGTGAGCAT